AATGGCAATCACAACTTACGCAGAGCTAAAGTCTAGCATAGCCAACTGGCTCAACCGCGATGATCTTACGGCGGTCATTCCTGATTTCATTGCGCTGGCGGAGGCTGACATTAACCGAAACGTACGCCATTGGCGGCAGGAGAAGCGTGCGACTGCCACGATTGACTCGCGTTACAGCTCGCTTGTCGGGGATTACTTAGAGGCGATCAGGTTTCATCTTGATGTTGATGAAAGGCCTTTGTCCCTAATTTCTTCGTTTGACATGCAGCAGCGCCGTATGAATAGCGGCGACACATCTGGCAGGCCTAGCAGTTATTGCATTACTGGCGGCCAGATTGAGGTGTATCCGACTCCAGATGCTGGGTACACTGGTGAGCTTTATTATGTTTCTCGCACTGAGGCGCTATCCGACAGCAATCCTTCAAACTGGCTTCTCCAGTATTATCCAGACGTTTATTTGTATGGGGCTTTAATCCAGTCTGCGCCGTACCTTTCTGAAGATCAGCGGGCACAAACTTGGGCTGCATTGTATCAAAGCGCCATCAGTGGTATAGATGCAGAAAGCCAGCGGGCAAAATTTAGCGGGTCGGGTCGGCGTTTGCAGATCAGATCATACTAGGAGATCAAGATGAGTTTTTCCGACACCTTTGAGACTACTGTTTTGAAGTGGACTTTCACCACAGATAGCGTGACGCGCCCAACCAATTGGTATTTGGGCCTATTCACCTCTGACCCGACTGACGCCGGCACAGGCACAGAGATTTCGGGAAATGGCTACACTCGTGAGGCTGTCACCTTTTCTGTAACGGGCGATACAGCGACAAACACTGCTGCAATTGAGTTTGATGCTGCAACTGCATCTTGGGGCACTGTTAGCCACGTTGGGGTTTTTGACGCGGCTTCTAGCGGGAACTTGATTGCTCACTCATCTCTTACGACTGCCAAGGCGGTTTCTGCCGGAGATATTTTGCGCGTACCAACGGGCGATCTGGACATTACATTAGATTGAGGTAAAGCATGGCTACTCTCGTTACGCGCTCTGGCAAGGGGTCGCCCCTTACCCATGATGAGGTTGATGCTAACTTCAACAACTTGAATACGGATAAGCTAGAAAGCGCTGACCTTACGGCTGGCGCTGGCATTAGCATTTCTGGCACGACGATTACAAACTCTGACCCAGATCAGACGGTTTCTATAACAGGCCTTGGGATTGCCAGTGTTTCTGGCACTTATCCCAGCTTTGACGTGTCTGTGGATGCTTTACAGTCTTCAGACATCGGCTCCACTGTTCAGGCTTATGACGCGAACTTAACGTCGTTTGTGGATGCGTTCACTCTGCCGACAACTGACGGGACGAATGGTCAAGCACTGGCAACTAATGCGTCCGGAACGCTTTCGTTTATTGATGTCGCCAGCGACCCCACCCTTGGCACACTCACCAAGTCATTCGCTTCTGGTGAGACTGCTTCTGTTTCCCTTTCGTCTAGCGTTAGCCCGACTGCTGTCGTTGCTGTGACTAAAGAGGTTGGGCAGGTTGGCGTATCCTCGAAGGGCGCTTGGGATGTTGCATCTGATGCGTCTAACTATGAGTTGTACAATGAGGCACCTGCTACGAGTTTGACGCTAGGTGCATGGGATGTTTCTACGGCGTCTTTTTCGCAGAGCTTTAGTGTATCTTCTCAAGATCAAGGTGTGCACGGCGTATTCTTTAAGCCTGATGGCACTAAAATGTATGTCGTAGGGCAAAACAACGATGCTATTTACGAGTACAATCTAAGCACCGCTTGGGATATTTCCGCAGCAATTTTCTCGCAGAGTTTTTCTGTAGCTTCTCAAGAAATTAGCCCTAGAGAAGTATCCTTTAAGCCCGACGGTTTAAAGATGTATCTTCTTGGTGAGTCGGGCGATGACGTAAACGAATACAGCCTAAGTACCGCTTGGGATATTTCAACAGCATCTTATAGCCAAGTATTTTCTGTAGCGTCTCAAGATACAGCCCCGCAAGGTATGTTCTTTAAACCTGATGGTACAAAGATGTATATTGTGGGACAGACTAATGACCGTGCTTATGAATATGACCTAAGCACAGCTTGGGATATATCCACCGCATCTTTCTTGCAGGATTTTAGTATTTCAGCCCAAGAAACTAATCCCAGAGGGTTGTCTTTTAAACCAGATGGTACAAAAATGTACATCACTGGCAACAATGGACAGGACGTAAATGAGTATGACCTAAGTACAGCTTGGGATGTATCCACAGCTTCTTATCTTCAAGTCTTCTCTGTATCCGCTCAAGAGACCTATCCAACGGGTGTGTTCTTTAAACCCGACGGCACTAAGATGTATATAATCGGTCTGACCTATAGTGTTTATGAGTACGACGTAAGCGGCCCCCTTGTCCTCGGCACAGGCTCATTCTCTTCGTCTGACGTAGGTAAGCGTATCTTTGTGGATGACGGTGGTGAGGCTATCCTGACTGCTACTGATGGCTCTTACAGCCTAGTCTCAGCGTTTGGTGCATCCAGCTATACCTCTGGCAACTGGTCGTTGTCTGGGCTTGATGTGGATGCCACGAATGGGATTACGTTGAGTAAGTTTGAAGAGGGCCTCTGGGATGTTTCTACAGCGTCTTATGTTCAAGCCTTTTCCCTAGGCGTTCAAGAGTCATCCCCACAAGGCATTTTCTTCAAGACTGACGGTACTAAGATGTATGCTGTGGGGTTTACCGGAGATGATGTTAATGAGTACACCCTAAGCACAGCTTGGGATATTTCTACTGCATCTTATAGCCAAGTATTTTATGTAGGGTCTCAAGAGCTATTGCCAACGGGTGTATTCTTTAAACCAGATGGCACTAAGATGTATATTGTTGGGGCTAATGGAGACAGGGTTAATGAGTACACCCTAAGCACAGCTTGGGATGTATCTACTGCATCTTATAGTAATAACTTTAGCGTCTCCGCTCAAGAGTCATATCCATCAGGTGTCTTCTTTAAACCTGACGGAACTAAAATGTATGTTGTTGGGGCCTCTGGGCAAGATGTCAACGAATACAACCTAAGTACCGCTTGGGCTGTTTCAACAGCATCATATGTTCAGAACTTTAGTGTATCTGCTCAAGAGACTATCCCAGAAGGCGTCTTCTTTAAGCCTGATGGCACTAAGATGTATATTATAGGTGATGCTGGAGATGACGTAAACGAATACAACCTAAGTACCGCTTGGGATATTTCTACAGCTTCTTATTTCCAGAACTTTTCTGTAGCCGCTCAAGAGACTTCCACAAGAGGTATGTTCTTCAGGTCAGATGGCACCAAGATGTATGTTGTTGGAGCTTCTGGAGGTGCCTCAGGAAGAAACGTCAACGAATACGACTTAGGCTCCATCAGCCAACCCACAGCCCAATACCTCCCTGCACTAACCTCATCCGAAGGCCAGATAAGCAGCACATACTGGACTGACATCAACAGCATGACCGCTGACGATGCTGACAACGATGGCGAGGTTTACTACGCAGTATCCACTGATGATCGCACCACATGGTCTATCGCTAAAGCCTCTGACGGTGTGCGTAACATTGTGCGTAACAACGGTGGGACTTGGGAGTATAATAGTGCTACTGGGCTTGTTAGTGCTTGGGATATATCAACAGCGTCTTATAGTCAGAGCCTCAGTGTTAACGCTGAGGAGGCGGCTCCATCAGGTGTCTTCTTCAAGCCAGACGGATTTAAGATGTATATTGTTGGCTTTACTGGAGATGAGGTTAATGAGTATGATTTAAGTACAGCTTGGGATATTTCTACTGCATCTTTCCTTCAGAACTTTAGTGTATCTGCTCAAGAGACAGGTCCAGCGGGACTGTTCTTTAAATCTGACGGACTAAAGATGTACATTATTGGTCAGTCTTCTGGGGATGCTGTCTATGAATATAACCTAAGTACAGCTTGGGATGTTTCTACAGCTAGTTACAATCAGAACTTCAGTGTTTCCGCCCAGCATACCGTTCCTCAAGATGTTTTCTTTAAGTCTGATGGCACTAAAATGTATGTTGTCGGCAACAGCACTGATAGAGTCAGTGAGTACAACCTAAGCACAGCTTGGGACATTTCCACGGCTTCTTACAGTCAATACTTTAGCGTTGCTGCTCAAGAGGCCGGACCAAGGGGCTTATTTTTTAAGTCTGATGGTTCTAAGATGTATATTGCTGGCGACACTGGTGATGAAGTTAATGAATATAACCTAAGTACAGCTTGGGATGTTTCCACTGCATCTTTCCTTCAGAACTTTTCTGTAGCTTCTCAAGACACAAGTCCACAAGGTGTCTTCTTCAAGCCAGACGGATTTAGGATGTATGTGGTTGGCACTTCTGGTGATGCTATATACGAGTATGACATCGGCGAACAAGGTTTCACCACCTCTGAAACTTGGAACAGCGCAACAACCAACAACGAGTTCGCTGCACTAGCAGAAGCTCTAGGTGCTTCAGCAAGCAACCAAATGGACAAAGCACAAATCGATGGTGTAACAGATGGTTCGCACTTCACGCTTGGCGACACGCTGGACTTGGCTATCGTGCCTTACCTTGCATCCGCTGGCACTGCCCCAACGTCTGATGGTCTGTCGATCAACTATGATGCGGCTGCGCTAAACAAGGGTGCTATCCTTGGTACGGACTACGACTATGATGTTCCAGAGACAGATGTGGTTCGCATTACATCGCTGGCTACGCAAAACCTTAAAGTAAGGATCGTATAATGAAATACCTAATCCTAATACCCGCTTTAGCATTGGCTGCTTGCTCGACCAAGAACGATGTGGCGATGAACGCTTCTTATCAGCGGGGCGTAGCAGACGCTGAGATTGCCCGCATGGACGCTATCAAAGAGATTGCAAAACAGGGCGACACTGGTGCGGTTGCTGCGGCGATGATGCTTCAGGGAAATCCATCCAGCAAGCCAGCAGCCCCTCGCAGCGGCGGAGACAATGCGCTGGCTTGGGCGGGTGTGATCGTTCCAAGCCTGACGCAAGGTGTTGGCATTGCAGTGAATGGCGCGGTTACTGCTTACCAGAGTAAGAACGGTACTGACGTTGCAATTAAGAACAGCGACAACGATGCAGCGGTTGCGATAGATACCAACAGCACAATGGCGACAATTGCGGAGACTACGATTGTAACTCCTGAAGTGGTTACGAGTACAAACACTAACACAATTACTTGCGTGACAGATGCAAGCTATGACTGTGAGTGATTAATGTCATATTACGTCCTTCCTGATTATTGGGTCGCTGGTTATGCGGAGGGCGACGCGGTTGAGGTTTCTGCCGTTTTAACGCCCTCTCTTTCGCTTAGCGCTTCTGTGAATGGAGTTGCCAATCTCTCTGCAACATTGCAGCAGTTCGCGTCCATGTCATCCAGCATCGGGAAGGTTTTGAGCGTTGATGTTTCTGACGTTAGCGCGTCTGCAAATTTCAGCTCTCAAATGTTCTACACGAAGAGCATTTCCGCCGAAGTTGTTTCTGACACTTCTTTCTCAGCGAATGCGGTTGGTGTATTTGTGGGGGCGTCAGACATATCTCCAAGCGTTGCTTTGGACATGACTTTAAACAGGGTTGTGGGCAGTAGTGCAAATATCGATATATCGTGTATAATAACTGCGAGCAGTCGCTTTTACTGGATTAAGCAGAGCGACACTCAAGAAACATGGACAGTCCAAGCTGATACTCAAGAAGTTTGGTCGCCCCAGCAGGATACCGCCGAAACGTGGGAAAGGGTTCAGTAAATGGCTGACAGCACAACAACAAACTTCGGCTTCACCAAGCCAGAAGTCGGATCATCGAATGACACTTGGGGAACCAAGCTGAATGACAACTGGGATGACATTGATGGTTACTTGGACGCCAAAGCCCCAAAAGCAGACCCAGCATTTACTGGCGACGCAACTTTTTCGGCAGATGTCACCATCGGCGGAACTATCAAGGCTGAAACTTACGAGGACACCTTTATAACGTTGTCTGACAACGCAGTGGATCTATCAACTGGCACTGTGTTCAGCAGGAGCTTGGACGCGGATGCGACGTTTTCCTTCACCAACCCGCCTGCAAACGGAACGGCATATTCTTTTGTGCTGAAGCTCACTTCCAATGGCAACTCTGTGACATGGCCTTCAACAGTCCGCTGGGATAATGGCAACACTCCAGTTGTGGGTAGCGGCATTGATGTTTTTGTTTTCTTCACCCATGACAGCGGGTCAAACTATTATGGCTTCCAAGCAGGGAGCGATATGTCGTGAGCTTAGCGAGCAAGTTACTCATCGGCGGCTCTCCAAAGCCAACTGGTTCAGAGGTATTCACATCCTCTGGCACATGGACGTGCCCGGACTATGTGTACTCGGTTTCTGTAGTGTGTATCGGCCAAGGCGGGGCAGGCGCTAGTGTTAGTGGAATCCCATACAACGGCGGTGGTGGCGGTGGTTTGGGCTGGCGCAATAACATTTCTGTAACGCCGGGGCAGTCTTACACTGTGAGCGTTGGTGATAGTTATTTTATCTCTTTGGGCACGGTTAGGGGTGAGAACGGCGGGATTGGCGGCGTTAATACTGTCGGCATAGGCGGTTCTTACGCTGGCGACGGCGGCTTTGTGGGTGGCAACGGTGGCGTTGATTCAGGTGGCACGAGTAACCGAATACCCGGTGCCGGTGGTGACGCCGCGAACTATGACTCAAACGGCGACAACGCAGGGCCAGCTGGCAGCGGCAGCGGCAGCGGCACTGGGGTTTCTGGGAACAACGACGGCCCTTATGGCGGCGGCGGCGCAGGCGGCGTTGCCGGAGGCTCTGGTGTGGTTCAAATCCGCTGGGGATCAGATAAGGACTTTCCGTAATGTATATAGATGAAGCCTCACTTGAAGCGTCTGCAAACTGGGAAGTTCTTTTCAGGAAGAAGCACCCGATGGTGAGCTTTATGCGCGATGCAAGTGATGAATTTCTTGCTCGACACGGTATCTTTCCTGTAGCACCTCACGCCCGCCAAGTGGGTGTGAATTATAAAGTCTTGCAGCCGCAAAATGCTGATGGACGCTGGTTTGAGGTTTTGGAGATTATTTAATGCCATTTATACCCTTAGAAATACCTCCGGGCCAATACCGCAACGGCACTGATCTTCAGGCGTCGGGTCGATGGCGCGACGCCTCTCTTGTGCGTTGGCATGAGGGGGCGATGATGCCTGTAGGAGGGTGGCGTCAGCGCGGCACGGTTGACATCGCTGGCGTAGTCCGCGGGATGCTGACTTGGCGCGACAACTCTCAGAATCAGCTCTTGACATTCGGTACGCATGACAGCTTGTTCGTCATGGAGGTTGATAACAGCGTTGCGGATATTACCCCAACAGGCTTCACAGCGGGTCGCGTTGATGCCTCTGTGAACTCTGGGTACGGCGGCGGCTTTTACGGCAATGAGACGTATGGCTCACCTCGTCAGGACAGCACTCAGCTCCTTGATCCGACCACTTGGGCGCTTGACACTTGGGGTGAGTATCTTGTGGGTTGCACTCCTGATGACGGGAAGCTGTACGAGTGGCAGCTTGATACTGCGACCCCTGCCGCTGTTATTGCAAACGCTCCTACAAACAATACTTCTTTAGTTGTCACAGAGGAGCGCTTTCTGTTCGCTCTTGGCGCTGGCAATGACCCGCGCAAGGTTCAGTGGTGCGACAGGGAAAACAACACTAGCTGGACACCTGCAACCACCAACGAGGCTGGCGACATCATCTTGCAGACCAATGGTGACATCGTCTCAGGAGTCAGGACGCGCGGTGAAACAGTTATCCTCACAACCTCAGACTGCCATGTCGCGCGATACCAAGGGCCGCCTTTTGTTTTTGGTTTTGAGCGTGTCGGTACTTCTTGCGGGCTTCGCAGCCCTCGTGCGTTGGCGTCTATTGACATGGGCGTTGTTTGGATGGGTCCGAAAGGCTTTCACCTTTACAATGGTGGTGCCGTGCAGGACTTGCCCTGTGAGGTTAGTGATTACGTCTTCAGTAGCATGAACGAAGACCAGCTCACCAAGGTCTATGCAGTTGTGAATTCAGCTTGGCGGGAGATATGGTGGTTCTACCCATCTGGCGACAGCACAGAGTGCGACCGCTACGTTGCTTGGGATTATGCTGAAAACCTCTGGATGACAGGAAACATTGAGCGCACGGCTGGCGTTGACACTGGCACCTTCCGGCAACCCATGTGGATTGACCCAGACGGGGTTCTTTACGAGCATGAGATCGGCAATCAGTATGGCTCGTCTGGGGTATTTGCTGAGACCGGTCCTGTAACAATCGGCGCGGGCGACAACGTCATGCGTGTTACTAATCTCATTCCTGATGAAAAGACCCAAGGTGACGTAACGGCAACCTTTAAGACGAGGCTGTATCCTAATGCGGAGGAAACCAGCCATGGCCCTTTCACCATGTCAAACCCGACTTCTGTGCGCTTTACGGGGCGTCAGGTTAGAATGCGTGTTGACGGCGACACTAATTCCGATTGGCGTGTAGGTGTAATGCGAATTGACGCATCTGAGGGTGGGCGTAGATGAGTTCTCCCAATGCAGCCCCTCCAGTAACGGAGAACCTCAAGCAGTGGGCTGAAAGGTTTTCTCGCTATGTTACGAGTAACTTAGCAAAGCTGACATTTAAGACAGCCGATGCGTCACCTGCTGAGAATGGTGTTATTCTATGGGATGAGACAAACGGCTACCCCGTAGTCTCAAAGGGCGGTGAGTTTCGGCAGATCGTCTTGGCCGACGGCTACGCCTTTCTTGGCCAAGACGCTGACATCACGGCGGTTGCGATTGATACTGCATATGCTATCACATATGACGCCCCTGCAATGTCATCTGGCATTACGCAAGGCACGCCAGCGAGCCGTATTGTGTTTGCGGAGGGCGGCACCTACCTTCTGGCGTTCTCAGCGCAGATCACGTCCACGTCATCGAGCACTGTGGCTTTCCGATTCTGGCCTAAGATCAACGGAACTGACGTTTCGGGCAGCACAATCGTGGCCAACCTGCACCAGAACGACGCCACAACGGTTGTATCGCGTACTGCGGTATTTCAAGTGAGCGCTGGCGATTACCTTGAGGTTATGTGGGCTGTGGATAGCACGTCTGGCTATTTGCACGCCACTGCTGCAACTGCGTATGCGCCGAGCGCGCCGTCTACGTCGCTGTCAATTACGCGGATAAGAGCATGAAAGAATTAAATCGCTGCAAACCTTGGATTGAGGCGGCGCTAAAAAAATCCGGAGACCTTAACACATGGGATGAAGTCGTTGATGGCATTTCGTCTGGTATAATGCAGCTGTGGGCTAATAACAGCGCGTGCATAGTCACTGAAATAGTGGTATACCCTGATGTTAAGGCGGTTAATATCTTCCTCGCGGGTGGGGAGTTGGACGGAATTTTACAAATGACCAAAAATGTGAAAGAATGGGCCAAATTACAAGGCTGCTCATTTGCCTCTTTCAGCGGGCGTTTTGGGTGGCAGAAACCATTGGAGAAAATGGGCTGGAAGCCCCACTCCATCAAAATGCACTTGGAGTTTTAATATGGGTGGTACATCTAGCCAAAAAACTGAAATACCGCAGTACATTGAGGACGCGGGGCGTGCAGGGCTTCGCAGGGCAATGGAATTGCAGGAGTTGGGCGTTCTCCCATACATGGGCGGAGAGGTTGCGACGATCAACCCTTATGAGCAAGCCATGGCGTCCAATGTCGGAAGTATGTCTTCAGCTTACGGGCTTGAAGCGCCAGCTACGATGAGTATGGCCGGAGTGCCTGTCGCCACGCAGGGCGGCTTGAGTGGATATACGTCATATCCAGCATACATTGAGAGCATGGAGTTGCTTCGCCAGAGCCGCCCGGATCAGTATGCCGAGCTGTCAAATATGACTCGATACGACCCGATCACTGGGATGGTCAATCCTGACTTTGAGAGTAATTTGCCAATCTTCGACGCTCCTGTTCTGCCCGTGAGAGCAGGTGGCGGTGGCGGAGACGATAATATGCCTTTCCCCACTTTCCCCAGCGCAACTCCCAGACCTAGCGGGCCGCTTCGTCCTCGCTCTCGCGCTCAAGGCGGCGGCGGCGGCGGGCTTCTGTCTGACATTCGCAGTGGTATTTCTGACGCAATTTACAGCGGTTTAGGGGGGCGGGGATAATGGGCAGCTCTTCCAACCAAGTCACTCAAACGCCTGCGGGTATTTCTCAATCAGTAGGTCCGGAAAATATTTTTGTGCGAGCTCCAAGCCCCTTGGGCCAGCCAAACTTTTCGCCAGCGCCAGCACCGGCCGCACCCTCCGGAGGGGCGGGCATTTTCGGGCAGTCCGCAAACGCTTATTCAAAGGCCGTTGCCGCCGCTCAAAACGCGGCAAAGTTTAAATTTAACCCGATCCAAGGTGGCGGCGGCGGCGGGGCTGTGCCCGTAGCTAAGGGGTACGAGGTCACGCCTTTAGAGGCACAGAAGCTGTCCGCGGTTGACTACGCCCCCTACATGAACCCTTACACTCAAGACGTGATTGAGCGCAGCGAGCAAGACATCGCTAGGCAGCGTGATAGCGCGCTAAATGCTTTGGGCGCGCAGGCTTCTGCTGCGAATGCCTTTGGTGGGTCGCGCTTCGGGCTAAGCGAGGGTGAGACATACGGACAGTTCGGCCGTGCGGCAGCGGACATTGCAGCTCAGCAACGTCAGGCTGGGTTTGAGATGGCTCAGCAGGCGGCACAGTTTGACATTGGGAGCCAATTTGAGGCTCAGAAACAGACGGAGCTTATGCGTCAAGCTGCTGCCGAGAATGCTGCGAACAGAGCGCAATCTGCTGCCGCAGCATCCGCGTCGCGCGCTGGCGCTACGGCCATGGCAAATCAGCAAGCACAGCTTAACGCTGCCAAGCTCCAACTCTCAGCAGCTGGCCAACTCGGTGGCTTGGCTCAGATGGGGCAAGGAATGGGCATGAATGTGCAGCAAGCTATCGGCCAGCAAGGGGCGCTCCAGAGGAGTATCCAGCAACAGCTTCTCGACGCGCAGCGTCAACGGGTTAATCAGGCTACTGGCGCACCTCTAGCTGGCCTTGGCACTTTGAGTCAAACGCTTTCATCAACTCCTTACGGGCAGACCACAACTGCCTCTAGGTCACCGGGGATATTTGACTTCTTGTCAGTGGCTAGTGGGTTAGGGGCTAGGTTCTAATGACGCCACAAGAGTTCTATTCTCAATATCTTCCTTACGCTCAGAGCGTTAGCCGCCGCACTGGATTAGACCCTCGTCTGGTTCTCGCTCAAGCCGCCCTTGAAACCGGTTACGGGAAGAGTGCGCCCGGAATGAACTTCTTTGGAATCAAGTCTCACGGCCGGAAGGGCGGTCAGACGCTGCAATCGTCTGAGTTTCAAGGTGGCCAAATGGTCAGTCAGCCAGCGTCGTTTCGAACATATGAAACTCCTGAGCAGTCATTTCAGGACTACGCCGACTTTTTGGAGTCTAACCCGCGTTATAAGGGCGTCTTGTCTGCTGAAGGTTTAGGGGGGCAAATTGCTGAAATGGCTAAGTCAGGCTATGCGACCGACCCTCAGTATGGCGCAAAGTTGACTAACATTGCCTCAAAGTTTGATCCAAACTCATCAGTTATTGCTGATGTCAGCGATATGGCTGCATTAAACAAAAATTCTGGAGGTATTCTAGCACCTCAACAGGCAAACAGCACGGAGAGCAAAGCGATGAATGCTGCACAACCGCGGGGGCTTTTAAGCTCGTTAGGCATACAAAGGATGCAAGAGGGCGCTGAAGGCGAAACAGGTCAGCGCTTCTATGAGCGTGAAAGTTTTAAAGACACAGCGGCGACCTTGTCTCAGGCATTCGCCGCGTTGGGCGGCGACCCAGCTATCCAAAAATTTGCCAGCAATATTGCTTCACAGCGCACCGAAGCTAAAGCGAGAAATAAAACTGTTGAATACCTGCGCCAGTCAGGCCGCAACGAATTGGCCGATCTGGTTGAGCGCGGCATGATT